AATAATAGTACTTCCTATCTTCTATTCGTCCATGTCCTTTATCTAATGTGCGGTAATGCCCTATGCCTTGAAAATCATTTTGTTCTGCGTCTTTAAAGTATGCTTCAACTTCCTCATGCAATATAACGGAATCTCCCTTTTTTACATCTGCAAAATTTGCCAGCAGCACTGCGTCAAGGCCAAAACGAAAGGCCTTGTCTTTCTGTATTATTTTAAGACCTTTATATTGAAGATCATCGATCTTTTCATTTTCCATTAATTCTATATTCAAATTAAAACCATCCACCTAAACAGTAATAAATTTCCCATAACAACTTCTTTAAAGAAAATTGCATCCCCATACAGCAAAAAGGAGTCCTTGAGGTTAACCCTCACCCTCTTGTGTCAAGTAATTGACAACATTTTCCTAAACTTTTTTCTTCCCTTCCATTATATCAGCTTTTGACAGATAATCTACCAAAAGCTGATACAATCTTCCTCAATCCTTAGTTGCTTCTGTTCGAGAACTTCCATCTTAATTCTATGGTCTTGTCTGCATAAACCACAATTCTTTCAAACAATGCATCCAGCAACTCATCCGTAATTTCTACCACTTCAGAATTACCTTCTAAAAACTTTAAGCCAATGTTATCAGATGGCTTCTGGTTCTCCAGTACAAAGACTACTTCCTTCTGCGCTTCAATCTTCTCCTTAATCCCGGAAATCATTACTTCATAGGATTCCTTCTGCATCAGATAGGTTTCCTTGTCTGTAATACTCTTAGCATAGGATTCGTAAGCAGTACGAAGTTCCAGTTCTAATCTTCCGAGTGTGTCCTCCGCCATGTTAAGGCGTTGCTTTGCCCCACGAATACGCTCGTTTTGCTGTTCAATTTCCTTATCTAACAAAATCTTAATCTTTGCAAGCCCAGATATGTGTCTGGACAGTTCACCTTTGATGATAGTATCAAGGTCTGACACAAGAATCCTGTGAGCACAGTTGTTTTTCTTTCTGTAATTCACATTACATTGGAAAAGCATTTTGCCTACTCTGTCCTTCTTATAAACCATATTTCTGCCACAACTATCACAGACAACTCTTCCGGTATAGACAGATGCTCTTCTACCGATTGGCGTAAACCGTGCCGGAACCGTCCCTTTCATAGACTGTACCTGCTCATATTCCTCCATCGTAATAATGGCTTCATGATGGTTTGGTATCCGCTTCCATTCACTGGCTGGCAACAGTTGCTTCTGCTTGGAGCCTACCGCCTTTACACGATACTTTCCATAAATAAATGTACCTGTGTACATCTCATTATTCAGAATGGAACTCACCTTATAATCGGTCCACAAAGGTTCTCCCTTGGTGTAGAATGTTCCGTACAGCCCTTTCCGTTCCAGATATTTTGCCGGAGTATCTATTCCTTCCCCATTCAGGGTACGGACTATTTCAGCAATCTTTGCACCACTGATGTGCATGGTGAATATTCTGCGAACTATCGCTGCCGCTTCATCATCAACTTCAATCTTGTAGATACTCTCCTCTGATTTGCGATAACCAAAAGGAGCACACACACCAATAAACATTCCGTTATCCTTCCTCGCATCAAGTGCCGTAATGATCTTATCAGACAAATCCTTGCTGTAGAAATCATACAGTAGTGATTTGAACTGTACATCGATATCTGCAATACCACCGATATACTCATTACTGTCGTAATTATCATTAATGGCAATGAAGCGAATTCCCATAAAAGGAAATATCTGTTCCACATACTTCCCTGTTTCCAGATAGTTTCGTGCAAATCGGGACATATCCTTTACGATAATACAGTCAACCTTTTGTTCCTTTACCAAATCCAACAGCTCCTGCATGGCAGGTCTGTCCATGTTGGTACCGGAATATCCGTCATCACACTTTTCAATTACATGCATGGTGCGTAAATCCTCATGGGCACCGATATATTCACGGATGATTCTGCGCTGGTTGGTAATGCTGTTACTCTCATCCGCATTCACATCATCCTCTATGGACAATCTCAAGTACATAATCAGATTAGCCATCTTTTCTTCTCCTTCCTGCATCCCGTCTGACCTTTCCCGGGGCAACACACGAATTGGTACTATGTCAAGAAAAAGTACAAGTTAAATCGGGAAAATTTAATTATTCTTCAACTTACTTTGCTGTATAATTTTACCAACTGCTTCGCGTAATTTACCTCATATTGATTTGGTGATAAATATCCACAATGACTATGAATTCTAACAGTATTATAAAATGCCTCTATGTATTCAAATACTAGGCGATATGCGTGATTATAATCTAATATTTTGAATCTGTTTAACCACTCCCTCTTAATTAATGCATGAAATGATTCTATACATGCATTATCCCATGGAAAAGCTTTCTTTGAATAACTTTTTATAAATCCTTCTGTGGCCTCCTTATACGCACTACAGGTATATTGTATGCCTCTATCACTATGTATGACCAATGGCTTATCGTGCTTTCTTGCTTTCTTCGCTTTATTAATCGTTTCTACAACCCATTTAGCTTCTAGGGTTCTACTGAGTTCCCATGCTATGATTTTACGTGAATAGAGGTCCATTATACTCGTTAAATATACAAATCCTTCATAGGTCCATATGTAAGTTATATCGGAACACCAAACAGCATTTGGCTCAGTTGGATTAAATTCCTCATCTAAGATATTTTTGAGTTCTATGCTAAAGTCTGAATCTATCGTTGTTACAGTATACGGTTTCACATATTGAGCTCTAATTCCTAGTTCACGCATATAGTTTCCTACCGTCTTCTCACTGATTTTTTCGCCCTCACTTTGTAGTACCTTTGTGATTTTAGGAGCACCATAATTCTGATGAGATTCGTTGTATATTGTCATTATTTTTTCCATAATCGCTTCCTTACGCTTTTGTCTATCAGAAGGAAGTCTTTTTCTAAATGAATAGTAGCCATTTCTTGAAACGCCTAATACTCTAAGCACCCCGCTGACATTCAGCCGGCGTTCGCCTTCATCATTCAATTTATCTTCCATTTCGGATGTTGCTATGAAGAGAGCTTCTGTCAGTTTCCCAGGATGCCGATTGCTTTTTTTAATATTTCTAATGCATCCTGTGTATCTCTTAATTCTCTACGTAGCCTAGCATTCTCCTTAGCCTCATCGCTTTCATAATTGCCTGAACCTCTGGTTGGTACTTCGCCATTGTTTGCTTTTGCTTCTTTTGCCCATACGCTAAGTGCAGTGCGGCTTACTCCCAATTTCTCTGCACACCCTTTGAGGCCTAAATCTTTATGATCAAAGTAATACCGGACGGCATCCTCTTTAAACTTTTTGTCAAACTGTTTACTCATGATAATTCCTCCATCTCTTATAGTATTAATTATAACTTGTATTTAGGAACTGTCCACTTTCAACTTGTACCATTTTTATTCTACCACCAAATCCGTATAATTCATATCCTCTCCATGATGGAAACGATACTTTATCTCCATACATCTGTTATCATTCAGTACAATCTCTGCAATAAGAACTTTTACAAGTTCAGCCGTAAGTACCGAAACATCTTTTACGGATAAAAGAGCATTTACAAACTGCTTCTGTTCCTTTTTCTTTCGTAAAAATGCTTTATAATCCTTCTCAGCCTGCAAAAGTTTTTCCTCAAGTTGCTTTACCGTTTCCTCCTGCTTTTGATTGGCAAGTAACAGCTCTTCTCTTGTAATATCACCTTTTACATAACTGCCATAGTGTAAGCTCCCTTCATATTCCAGACGCTCCTTTTGTTTCTGCAAATCCGAAATTACAGCCTTCATCTTACTCTCCACAGGCTGTGCCTGACTCTCCAAAACTTCAAGCAGTTTCTTTTTATCCGGTGCCAGCTCACCCATCAGCTTCTTTACCGATTCGAACACCAATAAATCCAGCTTTTCCTCTGAAATTCCTACCATACCCTCACGTTCTGTGGAAGGAATACTATTGTGCCTGCACCGGTAATAATATTTCCTTACATCTCCCTGCTCTGTATGGGCAATGGAAGATTCCCTATGAATAAACGCTCCACACACGTGACATTTCAAAATGCCCTTATACTTATCCTCCGTGGCTGGTAAATCCTCGCGGAACGTATAGGACATCTTATCCCTTCGTTTCTCTACAATGCTTCTGACTTCCATAAAAAGTTCCTTAGAAACAGTCGGCTCATGAGCATCTTCGTGGATAATCCATTCTTCTTTATCTATGCGGTGCTTCTTTTCACCCGTGCAAAGGTTCGTCTTTGTCTTACCCTGATAAAGTGTACCGATATAGACTTCATTGGATAAAATCTTTGAAATGGTTCCATGCTGCCATTCACAAAAGGGCTCATCCTTTCCGATATGCACAAGCTGTGTGGTTCTATATCCTTCCGGCGTTCTGACACCGTCATGGGTTAACTCCCTGGCTATGGCTCTTAAGCTCATACCATCCTTTGCCATCTGAAATATTCTTCTGACAATATCTGCCGCAGGCTCATCAATCACAAGCTGGTATCCATTATCATTCTTCACTCTGTCATAACCATAAGGAGCATTTCCCAATACACTTCCTCTCTCCATACAATTCTCAAAAGCTGTAGTAATACGCTTGGACACATCCTTAGCATACATGTCATTGACAAGGTTCATAAGAGAAATCCCAAGTCCCTTGTTTCCATTACAGTCCTCCACAGTGTCAAAATGGTCATTTACGGAAATAAATCTTACACCAAAAAATGGCAGGATCGTTTCGATATAATTACCCGTCTCCAGATAATCACGACCAAATCTGGACAAATCCTTTACAATAATGCAGTTTATTCTCCCAGCTTTCACATCATCCATCATCCGTACAAAATCAGGTCTGGTAAAAGTGGTTCCTGACACACCCCTATCAAAATATTTCTGATACTGTGACAGCTCCGGCTTATCCTTTATGAAATTCTCCATAATCATAAACTGGCTCTCTATGGAATCACTTTTCTGTCCATCCTTTTCTACAGAAAGCCTGGCATAAAGAGCCACACGATACTGCTTTCCGGTTGTTACAGAAACCATTGTATTATCCGTATCCGTTGTACCATTACGCCCTGCAATTGCATTGTATCTTTCCGCTTTTCTTGCCATTTCTACGATACCTCCTTCAAGAGTGCAGTTGTCACGCCAACCGACTCTGCATCTGCATTCGTCGTACCTGCCTCCGCCTCAAGCTCTCCCTTAATCAAATCCACAGCCTTCGCCATCTCATTCCTGTACTTAAACACAATCTCAACCGTCTTATCCTCATACACCAGAATCTTATCTATCAGAGAAATCAAAAGCATACGGTCCAGCTTCTCTATCTCCATATTTTCACGAAATTCATCCAGCCACTGTCCGGCTGCAATCCCATTTTCATAAATGGATTTCACGGTTGCCTCCTGCACCTTAATCGCCTGTGCAATCTCTGCAAGCTTGATACTGTATATCTCACGATAGCGGTTAAACTGCTCCTGCGTAATAAGTTTCTCCTGCAAATCGGCATAAAGGGATGTCTTCATGGCACTGTATTCCTGCTCCTTTTCCCGTAGCTTGACAATCTCCTTATCACGGTTTAAAGCTTCCTCAAAATGAATCTGCTTCTCGTCCAGAATAGCCAACAGCTTCTTTGTATCCGTAAGCTGTTTCACATACTTTTTCACTTCCCCAAGCACAATCTCATTTAATACATCCACCTTGATGCTGTGGCGGGTACACTCCCTGTCTCTGTTATACCCGGAACAGATATAATACTCGTTCACGGTATCCTTATAAGTCACCTTTCTGCTGACCATGCCCTTTCCACAGTCCCCGCAAAAGACAAGTCCGGCATAAAGCTTCGGCTCCGTCATTGCTTTTTCTGCTCTGGTATCCCTTTTTAACAGCTCCTGCACCGCCTTAAAATCTGCTTCCGTTATGATAGGTGTATGATTATGCTCTACTCTAACCCATGCTGATTTAGGCTTTTCAATGGTCTTTTTTACCTTGTAGCTTACCTTTTCACGCTTGCCCTGCTCCAGCACACCAATATAAATCTCGTTAGAGAGGATGCGTAAAACTGCTTTCGGTGTCCACTTTGCCTCCGGATTACGCTGAAAGCTGGTCTTATACTTTGCACCGCTTGCTTTCTTATACTCCGCCGGAGAAAGAGTTCCCCTTTCATTGAGTTTCTGTGCAATGGAGTTTGCACTAAGCCCCATCAGCTTCCATGCAAAAATATCCTGCACCACTTTTGCCGCCTCTTCGTCCGGCAAGATTTTATTCTTATCCTGCTCATCCTTACGATACCCATAACAGACAAAAGCACCAATATACTCCCCATTCATCCGCTTTGCTTGCTGGTTACTGCGGGATTTAATGGAAATATCCCTGCAATAGCTTTCATTGACAAAGTTTTTCACGGGTACAATCATATATTTGTCACTGCTGTTTGCAGTAAGGCTGTCATAATGGTCATTTATGGCAATGAACCTGACATTCTTCTTGGGAAAATAATTCTGGATATAATTGCCTGCACCAATGGATTCCCTTCCAAGTCTGGATAAATCCTTTACAATAATACAGTCAATCTCTCCCCTTTCCACCATGGCAATCATTTCTTTAAAAGCAGGTCTTTCATAATCGGTTCCCGTATAACCATCATCACAGACCTCTTTTACCAGTTCCACATCAGCAAGCCCACGTACAAAATTTTCAATCATCATACGCTGGCTTTTGATACTGTTACTTTCATCCAAGCCTCCACGCTTATCCTCGTCCTCCCTTGAAAGACGCAGATAGGCACAGGCACGGTATATCTTATCATTCATACAATCAAATCCTTTCCCGGTGGCAGCAAATGTGCCACCGTTTTCCAAATTACTTAGTATTTCAGCGAAGAAACCCTGTCGATATAGGCTGACAATAAATCCGTGATACTCTCACCGGTATCCGAAAATGTGCTGACCACCTTGTATTCCCCATACTGTGTGGTGTTCATATCCCCGGCAATCTTACAACCCTTTGAATCTTTAGTTACCTCACTGACAGCTTGTTGTTCCATCAGTTTGTCCATCTATCTAACTTCCTCCGTATTCACCTAAAATTCATTGTGAAACGCAGAAAGACCGCCTTCATGGCATCAGAGTCTTCCTGCGTATACATCCCCGGAAACTGTCAAAAATTTCCGAAAGGTATACTGCTATCAAAACAGATAACGGGTATCTGCTTCTTTTACTCTGTCTGCCATGAAAAGCGGTCACTTAATCAAATGTGCATCTTACCTATTCTCTTGCACTCACTATTGCTTTACATTCAAACTTATTCAGTTGTCCGGTTGCATTTATCCGACACTCGGCTGGCTGGGCTCCCTGTCGGCTCCGGTAATCCGGCGTTATCAGTTACGGTTATCTTATTTTAGGTGGAAGATTCAACCACCTGCAACCTGTGAGTCAGATTATACATCAAAATCTCCCGGCTGGCAATCAAAGATTTATAAACTTTTTGATTCCTCCGGTTTGGGCGGTAACGCACTTCTCGTCCGTCTGGCTGTGCCCTGACCCTGATGCCACCATCTCACATACACTGGATAAAGTAAAAGATTTGAATTCCCATGTTCCGTAAGGTAAAAGGCAAAAGTATCTTAGGGAAATTTTGCTGCAATTTTTGCCTCTTACCTTACGAAACATCTGTGAAAAGGAAGTTTGCTGTTCACCTTATGAAGAATGTTACCATTGCAGGTAACCTTACAGCCACTGCGTCAACCTTTCTGTCACAGCCTGCGTGGGCCTCTTCTGCTCAAGATCCTCTCCCACCCTTTACGGAAGTGTCATTATATCTTCGCTCGTCCAGTTATCTGCCGGAGTCTTGGCGTAAGTTTATTGTTCTTCATAAGCAGCTATTCAGTTGTTTAGCGAAAACCTCTATTTGATTTTCTATTTTCGTTTTTAATTATAGTTGACTTTTTTCTAAATTTCAACTAATATTGTTATAAATCGTATTGATAATCGCTATTCTATTTTTAGCCAGATA